CTCAGTAGCCATTTTAGTTCCTTTACCCACTGGTACAAGGAAACGAACAGCACCGTCACCGTCTGCAATTGACCACGTAGCGTACTGTGTAGACGCTTTACCACCTTTCATATTTCCCCAACCGTCATAGTAAATTGACTCAGCGTTTTCAAACTGTAAGGCTGGTTCGCCAATTCCTCGTGTGTTCTTAACTAGAACACCCTCAGGTGCTTCCATACGTAATCCGTAACCAACAAAACCGTTAGTTACAACATCATAAGAGATTGTAGCTGTGGCATTCGGAACCCAAAAGCGTAGTTCAGTAGGTTCTAGTGCTACACTTCTTGAACCTTGTGTAGCGTTAAATCTAGCTGGTTCAACAGTTGCTTTTAAATCACCAAACGGTGAACCAGTTTCAGCCATTTGAAAGACCGCCACACTACCCTCTTTAAGTTCAGCGTAGTTCTGTTTTGTTCCATCAGAAGCACCGAATGACTTAAAGGTATTCCCTTCAATGGTTGCCTTAATCTTAGGGTTTGAGGCGTTAATACTTTCGTAAGTAACCCCACTGATCTTTCCACCCTTAATTCTGTCACCTGATAAATCAGTAGTCTTGATTGTGTTAATAACAGCAGTCTGAGACATAAGGTTAGCAACATCAATACTTACAGCCTTAATAGAACCATCAACAATTAACTCACCTGTTAACATACGTTTACAGAAAAGAGAATCCGCATACGTTGAGTTTCCAGCAGTTAAGCTATTATTAACGGAAATACCTATTTGCATTTTTACAGCAGTAGCAGGAACAGTTACCTCGTAAGCCAGCTTTTGCCATGAAGAAGTTAAGTTACCCATCAGAACAGCCCATGTAGTAGCACCAGCTTTATCAATCCACTTAACTAAGAAAGTACGTGTATTCATAGCAGTACCGCTATTTGCTAACTTAAAGTACCCTTCAAGATAGTACAGTTCGCCAGCACGTACTTGAATAATATTACTGTCATAGAAGTCAGCGTTTGAAGTAGAACCATGTAGCCCTTTGAAGTAGTATGAACCACTATATGCCGTAGCTGAGTCATTCACGATAGACCATTGACTTTGTGTGTCCCATCCGATGTTTCCATATTCGCCTGAACCATTCGTGAACAAGTTCTCAAAGTTACCAACAGCCAGCTTACTAGCTAGAATGGTATCCTTCTGAATCATGTCACCGTTCATTGCAGGTTTACCGTTAATCTGTCCAATAGTCCAGCCCTCAACAGCCGTCTTAATTGGTGTAACAGTAGTTGTGTCAGCTTTATTATCAATGAATGTATCGGCTGTATCAGTTATCTTCTTTAAAAGAAGTGCTTTCGTGCTGTAATAGTTCTTAAAGTTAGTTCTAAGGGTATTACCGTCAGCCGAACTTGTAACAGTTAAGTTAGAAAGCAATGGTGTAATGAAAGTGTTCAACGTGTTGTAAGCATTTGTGAAATTCGTCTTCTCAGTAGTGATACCGTAAGTTGTTGCCTGTGCTTCCAGTGTTGGTTTCTCCGCAACGATACCGTCCCACTCTTTCTTTAAAGTACGTTTTTCAAGTGCTGTTAATAGTGAATCACTAGCAAGATCAGAAATAGAAGCCAAAGCAGAATCTACGCCTGATTGTGCGTCCTCAGGTGCAGGTGACCATCCTGTTTCTACGTTTCCAGTTGCAATTTTAAAATTAGATATAGTAACAACAGCACCCACTGTTACGTTATCTAGTCTCATGTTAACCGATGCAAATTTACCAGCAGGGATTTTAGTTGTAGCCTTAGAGTAATGTCCCTTTAAGTTAGAAGCTGAGAAAGTAATTCTGTCAGCAATTAACGGATAAGGGTTACTTCCTTGCATGTACAATGTACCAGTAGGCGTTGTAGTTCCTGTTACTTCCCAATCAAATGAAACAACAATATCTGTATTAAGAATAGGTGTACTATCCTTACCTACAAAGTCATATATGTTCACAGTTTGGTTTGCTGTGTTATTACCAGTCACACTCTTAGGTGTTCCAGTTCCTAAAACCCAGTTACGACCACCTACATTTAAGTCCTCAGGTGTTGGTATATAGTCCATAGGAACATTACCTTTGTATAATGCAACCCATTCCACTGTTGCCTGTGTAGTGTTCTGTGGGAAGTTGTAAAGGTTAAGGCGTCTCTCGTTACCTGACGTTGTTGCAATAGCTTTAAACGTTACAAAAGTAACACCGTTAACATACGTTGTTGTTGCGTAACCAACATTGTTAGAACCGCCATTCATCCAAATACCAAACTTCTGTCCAGCAGGAACAGTACCTTTAATAACAAACGTGTATTCCTGACCAACAACAAAGTCCTCAGATAATGTATATTGGTTAATTAAGTAATCCGTTGTATTAAATGTCTTTCCTGATAGTAACAGTAAGTTACGCCCACCAACTTGAACATTGTCATACAATGGTGACCATGAATAATCAGTCTTATTTGTAGATTCTGTTGCAGTTGTTTTATTGTAAGCAAGTCCTAAATATCTTTTACCGTCAGGTAAATCAGACATACCGTTACCTAATTCATCATCAGCGTACTTAACCCATGTGTACGTTGTTTGACCGTCAGCACCTTTCGGGCCTGCAATTCCTTGTAAGCCTTGGTCACCTTTTGCCCCTGTATCCCCTTTAATTAAAGACCAGCTATAGTCAGCATAGTTAGTGCTTTCTGTTGCAGTAGTCTTATTGTAGGCAATACCCATGTAGGTTTTACCAGTAGGTAAATCAGACATACCAGTTGTTGGCGTATCCGCATATTTCAACCATGTGTAATAAGTAATACCATTAGTACCATTAGTACCAGCACTACCAGTTAAACCAGTATCTCCCTTATCACCTTTGATTAATGCCCAAGTGTAGTCAGCAGGGTTAGTAGATTCAGTAGCAGTTGTTTTGTTATACGCTAAACCGATGTAAGTCTTTCCATCAGGTAAATCACTCATATTAGCACCAGCAGAAGAAGTAGCATATTTTACCCATGTGTAAGTTGTAGTACCATCAGCACCCTTTACACCTTGGATACCCTGAACACCTTGGTCACCCTTGTCTCCTTTATCTCCCTTAATTAAAGACCACGTATACTTAGTTGGGTCTGTGCTGTCAGCAGAAACATAATCAGTATATTGACCGATGTAAGTTTTACCAGTTGCATCAGTAGTAGAGAACCCAGCTGTACCGTTAGAATTGGTAGCATAAGCTATGTGGAAATAAGGCGTCTTACCGTCAGTACCAGCTTGTCCCTGAATACCCTGAGAACCATCAGCACCTTTAATAAGAGTCCATTTGTATTTAGCAGGGTCAGTAGAGTCCGAAGAATATTGGTCAACGTACATACCAATATATGTTTTACCCACAGAATCACTAGTTGAGAAACCAGCCGTACCAGTAGAGTTAGTAGCATAAGCAATGTGAGTGTAAGAAGAAACACCGGGCATCCCTGGAATACCTGTATTACCTTGAATCCCTTGGTCACCTTTAGCCCCCTGTAAACCTTGCAAACCACGTTCACCAGTGTCACCCTTGTCACCACGGATTAATGACCATGAGTAATCATTGTAGTTCGTGCTTTCCGTTGCTGTTAACTTGTTATAGGCGATACCCATATAAGATTTACCAGTTGGTAAGTCACTCATTCCTGTTGTTGGTGTGTCAGCGTATTTAATCCATGTGTAATAAGTTTTTCCATCAGCACCTACGCCACCTTGAATCCCTTGGAGTCCTTGGTCGCCTTTGTCACCCTTATCTCCTTTATCCCCTTTAACGCCTTGCTGTCCGTCCCATACCTCGTATAAAGTAACCTGTCCTTGTGTGATTATCGCCATTTAATTTCCTCCTTATTTTCCGTCGTCGATTATGATCTTAAAAGTTGCTTGTCCTTCTAAATCAAGTGATGTAACTTGTAGTTGTTTTCCTGTTCTATAATTAACAGTACCGCCCCACAATGGCACTTCTTCACCATTTGCTGTGTACTTGAACCATTTGTAAATAAAGTCTCTACCGTCAGCATCAATTTCCTCTTCATTGTTGTACAGTCTAGCTGTGATGGTTTTATCACCTTCACCATTTAGGAACACTGTACCGCCTAATACTTCAACTACAATTTGAATTGAAGTGTTATTCCATTTAGCTTCACTTTTGGAAATGATGTTCTGTAAGTCCTTAATTGATTTATTCGGTGTTAGGGTAATAGGCTTGTAGTTTCCTAACTCAACCTCGTCCACATTGTTACGTGTGTACGAACGCTTTAACTGTTTAACACGTCCATTAATTACGATATACGGTGTGAAACTCTTATCATTAATTACAATCGTGTCACCTATTCTTAGTTTCTTAGCATCGTAGCCAGTTAATCGTTCTAATGTAGTAATAGAACTAGAATAGTGAACGGCTGGTACACATCGTTTCATCAGTTCCTTAATTGTTCTGTCTTTCAATTGATTGTCAGAATCAGATTTATCATCAACAAAGAATCCGAATCTATGACGACCATTTCTACCAAAACGCTGTAAGGCTACCTCAGAACCTATCCAATCAGCCCCAGC